AACTGACCTTGTGCTTTACTCATAGGAAAATCCTCCTTATATTCAGCCGAGCAGGCTGTTTCTTGTTGTCGTGTCGATGAGGTCGCAGAAGAAGGTTGCTCGTACCTTGACATCATCGGAGGTGATTTCGATGGATTTTGTGCCACCGAAGTGAGCATCGTTCCACAGTTTATCTGCCTCGGCATCTTCGGAAACCCGCGTCCAAATGAACTGATTTTCATCAAGGGTGTTCGTTACATTTTCATCCCAGGAGAAAACTGTGGCATAAAGGGTTGTGTTAATAATGCCGTTTTTGAAAATGTTTCCGTTTGAAGAGGAAATCACCAAGCGGTACATCTTCTGGTTTTCGATTTCGGTTACTCGGTCACCAACCTTGTCCACCGAGTCCGTTGTCGCATAGGCACGAAGGACAACTTCGCCCGTTTCCAAATCCCAATAGGACGAGCCATCTTGGGACTGAAGAACTCCGGCTTTTATGATGTTTGCCACCAAAGTGCCGGAAGTAATGAAATCTGCCACAATCTGCCCGTCAGCGGTGATAGCCGTTTCGTAGGGACCATTGTAGCCGTTACTTGAGAAGCCAAGACCACCAACATTCCATCTCCAGACATTGACCGCCTCCTCAACAGAGGGAGCGTCCAATATAAGCAGCTCATAGGGGTGGCCGTTTTCACTTGCGGTGTTAATGACCACATAGCCACCGGATTGTCCTGTGATAAGTCCCGTAGCATTCTTGATTGCAGAATTCATAAGCACGGGAAATCTGTCGATTTTTGTCGATGCCTCCTCCGCAGCGGATTCAGCCGCAGAAACATTATCCAGTAGGTTTGCTTTGGCAGATCCAAGAGTTATGGAGATATACTTCTCTGCGAGGGTGTCGTATTCGGTTGTGATTACCTTTGCCTTTGCGGTAATACCAAGAACGCTGTGGCGAATTGTAACGGTGTCACACAAAGATACACGCTCCAATGTGGCAGCATAATCGGGTTGTTTCCACAAAGGTTCAAAGGCTATGGTCAGCGTTGGAACGGAAGTACCGAGCGGATTGTTTTTGAGATAGTTGTTTGCGTATGCTCGTAAGCCTTCCTCAGTTACCGGGTTCTCATCGTCAAAATACTCGGTGAAATCACGAATGAGTGTCTTTCGTTGAACCAATGTTGTATCCGTAATAGGAAGAAGCACTTCCGGCAAAGTTACTGCCGTTTCGGTACCGTCTTCGGCAGTAATAACTGCATACGGCAAAAGGTCGGTAAAAACATCGGTATTTTCACTGTCGTGTTCAAGGTCTGTGAGGTTCTTGCCATATTCAATGACCACACCCGTTTTCGTGCCTCGACCTTGATGGTGTATTACTTTGAAGTTATCCCACTCAAATTCACCACCCCATAAATCAAGAAACGAACCCACTACACCACCAAGACAAGCTCGAACACTCTGGGGTTTGGATACCGAGAACGGCTTTGCCGAGGAGTAGTCGGTTTGGAAGGTGAAGTTGTGCGCCGTTGCCGTATTCGAGAACACTCGATCCATCGCAAGGCTCGGTGAAATAGACTCTGCCGACCACTGCAATGCCGCCACATTGGAAAGGTCGTAAGAAATATGCTGTGCATAAACTGTGACCTCGCCGTTGATAGGCGTAGAAATGCGGTAAATGCGGAACACCTGGTCATCGGCCGTGTCGTTAGGTTTGGCTTTAACCAGGCGTTCCGTTGCAAGTTCCTTATACATTGCGCCCGTGATGGGATATTTAAGAACACATTCATAGGCACCGTTGCGTTCTTCGGTTACCTCACAAGAGGTGCAATCCTTCAGAACACCGATACCGAATGTGGTAAAGTTGGTAGCATTCGCTTTGTAAAGAACAGGAATCATACGGAACACCACCTCGGAAGAACGGCAACCGCTGTGATTCCCCCTGTGAAGGTGATGATGTTTTCACCCGGATGCAACAGCGGGAAACCATCTCCCGAAACGGTGTCGTTCATAGATTCTGCTCCGCGATAGCAATTCATCTGCTCGGAATCAATAGCCACTCCGTTTGTATCATCAAATATCCAGGTGGCATTTTTATCGAGAGATTGAATTGTAAGCGTTCCTTTGCCTTTCCCTGCAAGCGTAATAAGAGGCTTGCTAACGAAAGGATACGGATTATCAACCTTTCCGCCATTCAAAAGCATAACGCCTTTCTGCCCCTCAAGGGCGTAACGGAACGGATGGCAGGAGAAGCTGATCGTGAAGATGCCGATGCGGTTCATCTCATCCTCGATATCGAGCTTTCCTGCGTAGACTGCTTTTCGGGAGAATTCGGTGTCATAGGTATCGGTGAGTTCGTGATAGGTATTGAGTCCCGAATACAACCAACCCTTCACAGCCGTTATTTTTGCGGACAGTTCGGAGATGGTCTTTGCAGGAATAAATACCGAATAGGTTATCTGCACATTAGGAAGTCTGCCGCCACTCGAAATGAGGTCGCCATCTCTGCCGGGAATGGAGAGAAAATCCACCTCGTATTCCGGTGCGGAAAAGACATCCTTGCTTTCAATGCGGATACCCATATCACAGGAGCGGATGCCCTTATAAACGAAATAATTCACGCAAATACCACTCCTTTCCGTTTTGCGAATTGTCCGGCAGTAACGAGTACTTCGTTTGTGAGCTGCTGGATATCTTCGTTTGAATAATTGTTAAAGTTTGCGATGTTAAGGACAATTGAGAAGCCGTTTTGTGCTGCAGATTTGCCCGTTGCGGAAGACATAGCACCATCAACGCTACCTCTGACATTAAAGTCGGTAGGCAGTGCGGTTTCCATATCTTCGGCAAGTCCGTGCATTACATCGGTAATGGCGGAACTCATACCTTCGGCGGCTTTTACAGCCTCTTTGCCGTGGGTGCCGATAGAACCGGCAAGGCCATCAACGAGCATTTCACCGATCCATCCCATCTCTTTAGAAGGAGATGCGATGCCGAAGAAGTCGCAGATGCCGTCCCAAATGCCGGAAATCCATCCACTGACCTTATCCCAAAGCCAGGATGCAAGACCCTGGATGCCTTCCCACAGACCCTTGACGAGGTTCTTACCAACATCAGCCATCTGCGATACACCTTTACCCAAGGCACTAACAATGCCCGTGATAATCTGCGGAATTGCTTTTACAATTTCAATGATTATGGTCGGCAGGTTCGTGATCAGCGAAGTAAGCAAATCAATACCCGCTTGGATAATCAAAGGAATGTTGTTCAGCACAGCGTTGATAATGCCGGTGATGATGTCCGGGATAGCATTCACGATGGTGGTTATAATCTGCGGTAGGGCTTTAATCAACGAAACAAGCAAGTCGATACCTGCCTGTATAATCATTGGAATGGCACCAAGCACCGCTGTGATGATGCCCTCAATAATCTGTGGAATTGCCTCCACGATTGCCGTTATGATTTCCGGCAACGCAGCCACAAGGCTTGTGATTAAGGTAATACCCGTTTGAATGATTTGAGGTATGGCATCAAGCAAGAAGTTGATGATACCCAGAATGATTTCGGGCAGAGCCGCAATCAGCACAGGAAGAGCATCCAGGATACCCTGGGCAAGTCCCATAATGAGCTGAAGGGCGGCATCCAAAATCATCGGTAGGTTTTCAATCAAAGTCGTAACAATCTGTATGATGACCTGGATGATTGTCGGGATAAGCGTAGGCAAAGCCGCCGCAATACCCGTAGCCAGGGTTACGACCGCTTGGAGAGCCGTGTCGATGAGCATCGGTAGGTTCTCCAGGATGCCGTTTACAAGTGCCATTACAAGCTGTAACGCACCCTCCGCGATTTGAGGCAACGCCTCGATTAAGCCTTGAAGCAATGAAAAGATTATCTGCGATGCGGTGTCGATAATTGTCGGTAGGTTTTCGACGAGTGCTTCTGCAAGAGAGCCAACAATCTCTCCGGCAATTTCCAAAAGTTCAGGTATGAATTCCATAATCATATCGAGAACCTTCGGCAGAATTTCACCGATAACGTCACTCATCTTGCCGATGTCGCCATTGGCATCGAGAATGCCGTTTGTAAACTCACCAAGGAGAGCGTTGCCCTCCGTAGCAAGGTCGGTTAATACCGGAAGTAAGACTGTACCGAGTGCGTTCTTGGCGGCTGTTGCACCAACATTGAGGTATTGGAGTTGGTCATCCAAAGCACCGTAGGCATTGAGCATATCGTCACTCATAACGTAGCCCGCCGCCTGTGCTTGTTCGCCAAGCTCATTCATTCGCTCTGCACCTTGCTCGATGAGGGGGTTCAGTTCCTGGGCGGATTTACCCAGGATTTGCATTGCGAGTGCATCACGCTCGGTTTCGTTTTCAATTTTGCCAAGGGCATCGATAACTTCCCAATAGACGGTATCCGAATCACGGAGAGAACCATCAGTATTGGTAACTTGGACACCCAACTTCTCGTATGCCTCGACAGAAAGCTTGGTGCCGTCTTGCACCGCTTTCATCGACTTAATTTGCTTTGCCATCGATTTTGTCAACGTCTCGGTAGAAACGTCAACAAGCTCGGCAGCATACATATATTCTTGCAGTTTGTCGGTTGCGATGCCCGTCTGCGAAGAAGTTGTTATAACCCCATCCGCATAAGCAGCACCGGCAGTAGACATATCCACAAGAGCCTTTGCTCCGGCAATGGCTGCGGCAGACACAGCAGCGAAGGCGGCTGCCATAGTAGCGGCGGCAGCCTTACAAGCTGTACCTAAACCGCTGAATTTGCCACTTGCTTCATCGCTTTGTTCGCCTGCGTTTTCAACTTCGTCGCCGAACTTATCCGCATCCTTTTCGGCATCCTCGAATCCGTTTTCTGCTTCATCGAGCGCCTTATTGTTTGCTTCAAGTTCACGCTCCATATTGTTAAGAGCAGCGGTTGCGTTGTTTAATTGAATCTGCCAGGCTTGGGTTCGTTTATCATTCTCTCCAAAAGAGGATGAGGCGTTTTCAAGGGCGGAACGTAGAGTTTCGATTTTTGACCTTTGAGCCTCGATCTCCTTGTTGAGAACCTGGTTGCGGGCAGCGAGGGCTTCGACGGAGTTATCGTTCTTGCCAAACTGCGACTCAACTACCTTCATCTCCGAACCGAGAACTTTAAAGGACTGGTTGATATCGGCCAAGGCTTTTTTGAATTCTTTTTCACCTTCGAGACCGATTTTCATGCCGAAGTTATCCGCCATATCACCACCTCCTTAAATTCCGTCGGGGATAATATCGTCAATAAAACGCTCCCTCTTGGGTTTGGCGATACCGCTGTATTGCTTGTGGCATTCCCACAAGTCAAGTAGTAAGCCAAACGGCATCAGCCACACTTCTTCCTGCGAAAGGTGGAGGTGTGCCAAGCCGTAATATAAAAGTCGAGTAAATAACTCTTCGTCACTTACTCGACCGCCGCGTTTTTTGAGTTGTCCTCGCTCTCGATATTTCGCTTGGTG